AGGGGCTTCGATAATGATCTGTGTAACCCCGCAAGGATGGTGATCACATCTTGCTGACGGGTAAGCCGTAAGTGGCTAAGCACTTCTGAGAAGCAGGGCAACAGCTGCGACAAGGCAAAGAGGTAATCATGTCCGACATCTACATCATCAAACTGACTACGAACGACGGCGGCGAGTACACGGGCAAGATGTCACGACGTCAGCCAGAGCTGATTAATGGCTTTGTGCCGCTGGCGACCGAAACGGGCGAGTGGCTGTATTTCGCACCGGCCGATGTGAAGCGCGTGCAGTTCACGCCATTGGCTGACAGCGCGGAAGACAAGGGCGAATGATCGCCCTTTAGTTTAACCGCGAGCCTCACGGCCAGGTTCGTCCTCAGCGACACGATAGCGCCAATAACGTTGAGGCTTAACCCAAACGACATCGTCTGCTGTATGTTTCATAAATAAGGTAAGAATCTGACGACTCAAGGCTAAATTTCCGTCGGCGTTTTCAGTCAAAAGACCTTCACTTTTAGTCCTAACCAAATGATCAACAACATCATCTTGATATAGGCATCCGTCCTTTTGAAGGTGATCAAGCATCCAACAGACTGTTTGTTCCTTATTGATCGTCATCCTCGACTTCCTCTAATGAGTCGTCCGGGAAGTAACCTTCTTCAAGTTTCTTGCCCGCAAACCATTGGCAACGATGATTGCCGCGATACATTGGTGGGTGATGCACTCCAATTTGGTGCACTGTCATGATTGGGCCACCAGACTTAAGCCTAACCTTATCTCCAACCTGATATTTACTCATTACAGCTCCTTGAGGGTAATAATGGCACTCACCGACAAGCAAGAAATGTTCTGTCGCGAGTACCTCATCGATTTAAACGCCACGCAAGCGGCTATTCGGGCGGGGTACAGCGCAAAGACAGCTAACCGCACCGCGTCCGAAAACCTGTCAAAACCTGACATCCAGTCCAGAATTGCCGAACTTAAAGCCCAACGCAATGATCTGGTCGGTATAAATGCGACATACGTCCTGAATCGTCTCGTTGAGATTGACCAGATGGATGTGCTGGACATCCTTAAAGACGACATGAGTCTGAAGCCTGTAAGCGAGTGGCCTTCATCCTGGCGTAGATATCTTAGCGGATTCGATGTGGCTGAGATGTTTGAAGGCCGCGGGGAAGAGCGTGAAATGGTCGGGCTACTTAAGAAAATTAAGTGGCCGGATAAAGTCAAAAGCCTCGAACTGCTTGGGAAGCACATAGATGTGATGGCTTTCAAAGAGCAGGCCACTCATGAGCATACAGGCAAGAATGGTGGGCCAATCGAAATGGCTACACTGACCAAAGAAGAGTATAAGGCTGCCCGGCGGGAGATGTTGGAGGATGACGACTGCTGAGCAAAAGGCTTACGCCCGCAAGATTGAGTGCGAAGAAGACGGGCTTTACTACGCTCGATACTTCTTTAAGCAGCGCACCGGCGGCAAGATGATTGTCGCGCCTCACCACAAGGTGATTCAGCAAACACTGGATCGCGTTATTGATGGTGAGATTCAGCGCCTGATCATCAACGTCCCGCCTGGGTACACGAAAACGGAGCTGGCTACCATCAACATGATGGGCCGCGGACTGGCGCTGAACTGCCGGGCCCGCTTCATGCACCTGTCCTATTCGCACAACCTGGCGCTGCTGAACTCCTCCACCGCACGCGGTATGATTAAGTCTCAGGCATACCAGTCGATGTGGCCGATGTCGCTGCGCGATGACGCTGACAGTAAGGCGATGTGGTGGACCGAGCACGGCGGCGGTGTCTATGCGTCATCTGCTGCCGGACAGGTTACAGGCTTTCGTGCGGGGCATATGGAGCCAGGCTGGCAGGGCGCGCTGATTATCGATGACCCGGTTAAACCGGACGACGCTTACTCTGAGATCGTCCGCGACGGGGTCAACAACCGATTTAACGAGACAATCAAATCACGACTGGCGATCGAGACGACGCCGATGATTGTCATCATGCAGCGGATCCACTACCACGACCTGAGCGGCTATCTGCTGCGGGGCGGGAGTGGTGAGAAGTGGCATCACCTGAATCTGCCTGTTTTCATCGATAGCAGTCGTGGTTACGAAGAAACTTATCCGGAAAACACCCACGCTATCCCGATTGACCACGGCTTGCCTGATGGCTGGCTGTGGCCGTTTAAGCACAACGAATCGCACCGCGTATCGCTGTTTTCTCACCGGCGCACCGCCGAAGCCCAGTACATGCAGAACCCGAAACGCTTCAACGCGGAGGGGGCGCTGTGGAACGAGGAAATGATCAGCGCCGCACACGCGATGCGGATCACACAAGAACTGGCCCGTACGGTCGTGGCAATCGACCCGCAAGCGACCAACAGCGAAGAGAGTGACGAATCAGGCATTGCCGTCGCCAGTGTTTATGGTACCGGCGATGAGCGGCAATACAGTCTCGACGCGGATTACAGCGGGAAGTATTCACCCAACGGCTGGGCTACCAAAGCCATTGAGGCCTACGAGCAACACGAAGCTGATGCGATCGTCATCGAAACCAACCAGGGCGGCGATATGGCGGAGGATACGCTGCGCAATGCCGGGTTCGGCGGGCGCATCATCCGCGTGCACGCCAGTAAGGGTAAATACGCACGTGCAGAGCCCATCTCCGCTCTGTATGCGCAGGGCCGGGTAGCTCACCGTGGCAGCCTTTACGAGATCGAGAATCAGTTTATGGAGTACGTGCCATCCACTGCGAAGAAATCACCTGACCGGCTTGATGCCGCGGTATACGCGCTCACCGAACTATCAGAACCACAATCAACCGGCATGTTGGTGCGCTCGCGCTGACGGAGGACACCGTGAACGAAAGCGAAAATAAACAACTCGCCACGAACGCCAGCATCGACCACGAGAGGATGCGATACGTCAACGCACTGTTCAATGGCACCAGTAATACCAAGCGTAAGCGCCTGTATCAGGAGTTTGGTTATCCGCAGGATCTTTGCTTCGATGACTTTTACCGGGCGTACCGCCGCAACGCCATCGCTGGTGCTGCGGTGACACGCATGGTTGATGGCTGCTGGGAAGATTACCCGGAAGTTTACGAAGGCGACCAGACAAAGGATGCAACCAAGCAAACAACCTGGGATACCTACACCAAGGGGCAGGCGCTCTCTATTGCAAACGGCCGAGTCAAAGTGGCTGCTGGCGATGAGTCAGTGCGCTGCTACGTCGAGGAAGACAAATCATACACAACGGCAGCAGGCGATCTGCTTCGTGTCGTAATCAAATAAGGGGCAGATATGTTTGTATTCTCCAAGTCTATCGGTGAAAAGACCGGTAACCTCGCGGTTAACCAGGCGCAATGGCGCGCCCTTGAAGTTGAGCGAAACGCCAGCGCACAGGCTGCGGCTGATTTTCTTGTGCGCACTCAGTTCCGTGGCGATGCAGAAAATGCTCCTTATCTCGACGCGGTGAACGCAGTTGACGATATCCGTCGCCTGTATCGCGCTTTCGACACGACTGTGCTTCAGCAGTTCGAGCCGAATACCGAGTTCACTCTGTTGAACGATTTGATGCCGCTTTCTCGCTCCGTGCGAATCGAGCAGTCTCGTTACGATTATGCTCGTACCGGCGGTCGCGGCTGGGCTCATACGTCCATGTCCGGTCAGGTCGGTGCGGCGCTGGATGCTCGCAGCTATTCCTTCGATGGCACCATGGTTCCTATCCACGACTCGGGCTTTAAGTTCGAATGGCGTGATCCAATCTTCAACAGCCCGCAGGCATTGCAGTCGCAGTCGGATGCGCAGCGTGGTTCCGTTGAAGACGTTCAGCGTCGTTACGTTGACTATATTTTCAACGGCTTCCGCGACAAGGCTGGCAACTTTGCAGTATTCGACGGCCTGACCTGGAAAGGGCTGCGTGACGATGAGCGTGTATCCGGCAATTCCATCATTGAAGGATCGCCGGCCAAAGCGAAGAAGTTTGAAATGCTGTACGTCAGAAATCGCTTTCAGGCCGACGAGCGCGCGCTTCGGGAATGCAAACGGCTTATCTATTCACGCATGACCATGCAGGTAACAGCCATGGCAGACGGAGAGTGGGTAAACATTGGCGATATGGTTCAGGTGCCGGATACATACGACACCAACCAGCAGGCCGGTTATATCGTGTCGCGGGTCGGGAATGACTTCGAGACGAGTGAACGAATCAACTTCTCCGGAACCATGTTTGTGCAGGTCACGGATTCGTTCGGCGCCACCACGGCGCGATACCCGGCTTCTCCGCGTGCTGATACTGCGTTCGGCTTTACCGCTGCTATCCCGATTATCGATCTCAACCTGTTTGATGGTTTCGATGTCCAGTCACCTTCCCGATACGTCATTGCCACGTCTCAGGAGCTTGATGCAGGGCAGT